TTAGCGGCACGACAGAGCTTGCTCCCGCATCACGCCGTAGTCCGCCAGCATCTCCGCGATGGCGGACCCCTTCGGCAACAGAACCAGCTCGTCGGCCGCCCGCGTTTGAAACTCCCGGCCATACTCGACCACAGGCGGGCACGTCGCGAGCCTGTCGTACTCAGAACGAACCGTCGCGCAGCCGCTGAGCAAGCTCGTTACGATCGCGAGGGCGGCGAGCCGCTGCTTCCAGCATCTGGCGTTGCACGTCATTGGCCTTCTCCGTGGTTTCAAGGCGCTCGGCCAGGCGTCCCGCTCGCTCCCCGGAGCGGCGCAGGGCCAGCAGGAACAGCAGGATCGCGAGGGCGGTGACGCCGTAGCGAAGCGTCGCGCGCGCCCATGCCGAACCGGCGAGCGTGGTGAGGAGCCCGGAGATCACCGCCGCCCCCGCTTCCAGTCATCGAGCCGAGCGTAGATCGTGACCGCGATCCCGCCGAGTGCCACGGCGATGAGCATCCAGCGCAGCGTGTCGAGATACGGCACCAGCGGCAGGATTGCGGATTGGGTCTCAGCGAGGACGCTCTGCGCGATTTCCACCCCGGCCGCGCCGACTGTCGCGACACCCGCCGCCCCGCCGCCCTTCATGGTGCGGCTTTCGGCCAGCACCTCGCGCGCGGGCGGCGTCTCCGCTGCGAATGCGGTCTCCCGGACCGGGAACCGCTCGCCCCACTGACGCGCGGGGCCGAGGTCGACATGGATGAAGCCCGACCGCGGGTAGAAGCCGAACCCGAGGAACCCAACCTCGCGCGCAGCCGCCTCGAACGCCACCGGGTCGTGGTTCGCCATGGCGATGTCGAAGGCGGCGCCCTCCATGTGCTTCGACCGGGTCGCGCCGCCGACGGCACGGTTGTGCTCGGGGCTGCGATAGGCCGAGCGGACGACCAGCGGCTTGCCCAATCGGTCGCGCAGCGATTGAAGCTTGTCGAGCGCCGCTTCGTTGATGAGCAGCTTGCCGGTGCCGCGGCAGGCGATCTCGGCCGGGCTGAAATTAGGCCAGCGCCAGCCGCTCTCCGGCACGTCGCGCCAATGGCTGTGGAAGGTCGTCGTCATGGGGTCCTCCGAAACGAAAAAACCCGCCACGAGGGCGGGTGCGGTTGGGCTGATGAAAGGGAATGGTGAGCGGCTACGGACCGCCGCCGAAGATCTTCAGCTTGATGGCGATGCCCGCGAGCAGCGCCAGCATGACTCCGGTGGTGATCATGCGAACGGCCGTCTGCATCGCGGTGCGGCGCACCAGGCGGATGCAGTCGACCAGGGAGCGCAGATCGCGGATGTCGAGCGCGGCCTCGTCGCCGTCGAGGCCGACATCGGCGAGCGCACGCTTCGCGCCTTCCTCCGCCGCCCGGGTCAGGATCGCCTCGAAATCGGCGTCGGGCATGCGCACGAAGCCCTCGGATCGGGGTGGTGTCATCGGATCCTCCTTCCGCCGCTCAGCCGATCTTGCAGCCCCAGAAAGACGTGTGATCGGCGGCGAAGTAGCCGTCCGCGACCCGGAAGTACCCCTGCAGCTCGACGGTATCGCCAGCGGTCAGCGAGACCACGGTCTGCAGCCAGATGGCAGTGGCGAGCGAGACATGGGTGGCAGAGATTTCGCCGAGGGAGCCGCGGATTTCGGTCGTGCCATTCAGCACCAGCCGCCCGCGCATGCGGGCCGTGGTGCTGGCGTTGACCTTGTACATGAGCGTCGCGCCAAAGAGGTAGGTGCCGTCGACTGGCGCCACGAAGCGGTTGTTCGTGGCGTCGAACGCCCCCTGATCGTTGTAGTCGGTATTGTTGAGGCCGATCTTCGTCCAGGTCCCGATGCCGACGTAATTGTCGTAGTTCGTGTACGCCTTGAAGCGCGGCAGCCGGGGCTGGTCGACGATGCCGTTGGCGTTGTCGACGCTGAGTCCGTCGAAGAAGGTGCTGCCATCGGCCGAGACCGCCAGCCGGAAGCGGTCGGAGCCGAATAGCCCCACCAGCGCCTTGGTCACGAAGCCGGTCTGCAGCGTGAGGCCGAGATCGTCGCCTGCGGCCTCCTTGTTCATGGTGTAGAACAGATCGCCGGTGCCACCCTCGGCCGCGGTCTTCGCCGTCCAGAGCGCGGCATTCAGCTTGGCCGAGAACGGGTTCGAGGCGTCGGCCGTGGTGCCGATCCCGAGCAGCGCGAGGTTCTGCAGCACGTCCGGTGTGGTCCCGACCCAACCCGCGCCGTCGTAGACCAGCAGCAGTCCGTCGTCCTCGACCCACGCCCGCCAGCCGGTGCGCGGCGGCAGGCGCAGCCAGGCCCCGTCGGTCCAGAGCGCGACGTTCAGGTCCCACCCCGCCCAGTCGCCCGTCGCGCCCGAGCCAACGATGTAACGGTCGCCATCTGCGGGGGACCCCGGCGGCGCGGTCAGGTTCCGGTCGAGGACGGAAAGCTGCACGAGCCCGTCGAGGATCCGCAGCGCCTCGTTGTGGGTGACGTGCTTCTGGGCCTGCGCCGCGAGGATGTAGGGCAGCAGGAGATGGGTGGTGGCGTCGGACATGGGAAAGCCTTCAGAACGTGAGCGTGGCGGTCTTGGGCGCGCCCCGCCCGACGAGGGCGGAGAGCTGGAAGATGCGGATACCGAGCGTGTCGCCAGGGCCGAGCGGTGCGCCCCAGTCAGCGGTCTGCTGGGCGGCGGTGTACACGGCGCTGGTGGTGGCCGTGCTCAGCACCCGCTTCACAGCAAGGCCGTCGAGGATCTCCACCTCGTAGGCTTCGAGCTCCTCGGCCAGCGGCACCTCGAGCCCGCCCCAGCTGTCGGCCGCGAGTGCCCGGGACCGGCGCGTCCAGCGGATGGCCAGGTCCCCGACAGTGCGCGGCGTGCGCCATGGCTGCTCGACATGGGCACCGGAGAACGGCCGCAGCCCGACGCCATCTGGGGTGAAGGACTGCGCGACATAGGTCTCGTCGCTGACCGGACGGCTCGCCGGGCCGACTCGCCAGTTCCACGGGATGCCGAGATCGGCCTCGGCGATGGGCAGCGAGGCGAGGCTGTCGTCGAGCACCACTACCCGAGCGCCGACGGGCGCGGGATTGCCCATGGCGCCTTCCGTGCCGCGCTGGCCGCGCAACAGCCGGGTCAGGCGATACCGGCCGGGCGCGAGCAGCTCGGCCGCGCCCGCCTGGACGATCTCCCAGACGCCGGGCGCGCTCTCTATGGCAAGCGCGTTCGCTCCGCTCAAGAGGGTCAGGTCCGTGACGCTCTCCAGCGTGCCGGTCAGCAGATCGACCACCAGCGCATTGCCGAGGTCGAAGCGCGACGTGGGGCCCGCGTAGAAGTCCGAGACCAGAGCTCCGAGCCGGGCGCGACTGCCGAACGTGGTCAACATCTCGAAGCCATCGGTCGAGGGACTGCGGAACACCGCCATCTCGCCCGGCCAGGGAACCGCGTGCGCAGCGACCAGCGGCCGATGCGCGGGCTGGTCCTCGGTCAGCTGCGGCAGGTCCATCAGCACCGCATCGGGCGCGCCGAACACTACCGCCCGCCTCAGCGACGCCGCGCGGGGATCGCCGGGTGGCAGATCGTGGGTCGCCCGGTCCTGGCGGACCGCCTCGATGCCGCGCGCCTCGGCGTCGGCGATGGAGACGAGCCGCAGATCGATCAGCCGCCCATCGTGCTGGAGCCGGATCGCGTCAGCCGGATCCAGCGCGAGGCGCGATGGCGGCAGTCGGAACGCCGCCGTCTCACGCCCAACCCACGCCTCCATCAGCGCGCGGCGGCAGCGCCGCTCGGCTTCCTCGGGCGGGACCGCCATGGGGAACGACTCGGACGCGATCCGGGTCGTGTCCACGGTGATCCGTCGCGCCTCGACGAGGGCCGCGTCGTAATCTTCGTCGGCACGGGCGACCTGCCATTTCAGCGCCTGCGGCAGTTCGGTTTCCTGGCCGCGCGTCAGCTCCAGCACGTCGCCCTCGCGGGCGGCGACCAGATCGTCGGGTGCGAGGGTGGCGACGGAGGCTCGCCCACGCATGACGAAGCGGATCACGCCCTCGGTCTCGACGGCATCGAAGCCGAAATGCCGCGACAGCGTGGTGATCGATGCCCGCGGGCTCTCGAGTGCGGTGATGGCGTAGCCTTCGACCGCGCCCCAGAGGCCGGTGACGTCGATGCGGTCCTCGGGCAGCCCGGCGCGCAGGCAGAGGTGGCGGACGAGCGCGGCCAACGACACCGCGCCGAGCCGCCCCGTCAGCCAGTGGCCGAGCCGCCAGTTCGCGCCGTCCGTCCAGACGTCGGTCAGCGCCGGAAAGAACGGATAGGGCCGTGCGTCCAAAGTCCAGGCGGCGCATTCGGGCACATGCACCATCCGCCCACCGTAGACCGAGGACACCGGGTTGTTCGCAGCCTCACCCCACCAGAGATACGTCGCCTCGAGATAGGCGCGCTGGATGGCGTCGTCCCGCCAGCCCCGCGAGAAATGCGGCGTAAAGCTCTCCGACGACTTCGGGTCGAAGAAGACGTTGGGCTGGTTCGTCCCCCGATCGATGGCGGGACAGCCGAGCTCAGTGAACCAGATCGGCTTCGACTCCGGCGCCCATGCCGTCGGCGTCCCGCTTTCCACTCCGCCCGGACGGTCGTAATGCGCGTTCGACCACCAGGCCCGCAGATCCTTGTAGCGGAAGACCCACGGCTTGCTCGCCGCACCATCGGTGATCGGGGTGCGTACCTGCGCGGAGCGATCCGCCGCGCTGGCGTAGAACCAGTCGAAGCCTTCCCCGCCCGCAATGTTCCCCTGCAGGTAGGCGCGGTCGTAGATCGCGGGCCAGCCCTCGGCCGCGTCCGCATGTTCGAACCCGTCGCGCCAATCCGACAGCGGCATGTAGTTGTCGATGCCGACGAAATCGATCTCCGGATCGGCCCAGAGCGGATCGAGGTGGAAGAATACGTCGCCCGATCCGTCGCCTGGCTGGTGCCCGAAATACTCGCTCCAGTCCGCCGCGTAGCCGATCCTCGTCCCGGACCCGAGGATGGACCGCACATCAGCGAGCAGATCCCGATAGGCCTGCACGGCGGGATAGCTGTTGGCGCCCGAGCGGATCGTGGTCAGCCCCGGCATCTCGGTACCGATGAGGAACGCATCGACCCCGCCCGCTGCGGCACAGAGATGGGCGTAGTGCAGCACCATGCGGCGCAGGCCCCAGTCGCCGGGCGTGCCGGTCCAGCTGACGCTCTCGCCCGAGACGCTGAAGCTCGCGGGCGTGGCCGCGCCGAACAGCGCCGCGACCTGGCTTGCGGCCGTTGCGGTCTTGTCCACGGACCCCGCGAAACCCGCAGCGGGAGAACAGGTGATCCGGCCGCGCCAGGGGAACGCGGGCTGACCGATCTCGGCGGCGTTGTCGGAATACGGGTTCGGCAGGCTGTTGCCGGGAGGGACGTCCATCAGGATGAACGGGTAGAAAGTGACGCGCAGCCCGCGGGCCTTCATCTCCCGGATCGCCTGCACCACCGCGAAGTCGGACGGGGTGCCGCCATAGACCGGGCGATCCTGGTCATCGCGGCTGACGAGGAAGGCGTTGGCGCGGCTCACGCCGTTCACCGACCAGCTGGCGGGCGTGGTCGACTTGGCGGACACCTCGACGCCCGGCCGGACCTTGCAGGAGCCCGCGCGCAGATCGTCGCCGAACCATGCCACGACGAGGCTGACGCTCTCGACCGCCGGGGCCATGGCCTGCAGCCGGTCCAGCGCCTCCACCATGTCGGTGGAGTCGGCCAGCGCGTTCAGGTTCTCGGGCACCGTCGCGCCGCCATCGGTCTTGCGGATCGCCTGCGTCGCATAGGTGAACTCGCCCGAGGCGGGGATCATGGTGACGGCGCGGGTCAGCCCCTCGGCGGTGTCGGGATCGGCGAGCGGGCGGAACACCTCGAAGGAGAGCTGTGGCAGGCGGTTGCCGTAGGTCGAGAGCGCCAGCTCCTCGAAGACGACATACGCGGTGCCGCGATAGGCAGGCGTGCTGGCCGCACCCATCTTCGCCGCGATGAACGGGTCCGCCGTCTGCGCCTCGTCGCCCGGATACCAGCGCCAGGTGACGCCGGAGAGGTCCATCGGCTTGCCGTCAGCCCAGATGCGGCCGATGCCGGTGATCGGTCCCTCGCAGAGCGCCACGGCGAAGCTGGCGTAGTACAGATACTCGGTCGTCTTGACCTTGCCGCCCCCGCCGCCCTTGCCGCCGCCCTGCGTGGTGGTCTTCGTCTCCTCGCGGAAATCCGTCGCCCAGATGATGTTGCCGCCCATGCGCATCCGGCCGTAGAGCCGGGGGATGACTGCGCCTTCGGTGGCCGAGGTGATGCGCAGCGTGTCGAGCCTCGCGCCCTCGATGCGCTGGGTGGGCGCCAGCGACGAGATGATCCAGCTGTCGACCACCGAGCCGATGCTGGAGCCGATGAAGCCGCCGATCGTTGCGGCACTGACGCCGAGGATTGCGCCGCCGATGCTGCCGCCAATGGCGGCGCCAGCGGCGCCGAGAACGAGGGTGGCCATGGTCGGAACTCAGCGTTGCGGGAAAAGGAAGGCGAAGGCGATGCGCCGCCGCCAGGATTGCGTGAGCGGTTCCTCGATCACGCCGAGCCGCTCGTAGGCGTGGAGGAAGCTGTCGGGGCCGGTCAGGATCCCGACATGCTTGGCGATGGCGCGGGGCTTCATGCGGAAGAGCACCAGCGCGCCAGGACTGGCCTCGGCAGGCGACACCTCGATCATCATGCGCCGCGCGCCCTCGGCCAGCACCTCGCGCGGCCCGGTCTCGCCCCAGTCGCGGCTGTAGGGCGGGATCGGGAACGGCTCGAGGCCGACGATCTCGCGCCAGATGCCCCGCGCGAGCCCGAGGCAGTCGCAGCCGACGCCGCGCAAGCTGGCCTGGTCGTGGTACGGCGTGCCGAGCCAGGACCGCGCGATGGCGATGACGCGGGCGGGATCGGCCGATGCGAGGGGTTGCGTCACAGCACGCCTCCCTCGTGCCCGCCATCCTTGGTGGCGTAGCGCAGGACGGCATCCTGGCCGGGGATGTGCGGGAAACCGCGGAAGTTTGCCGTGTTGGCGAATTTTGCGCCGCACGTCTCCATGCGCTTGTCGCAACCCGCACGGATGGTGAAGGCATCGTCTTCGGCGATCGCGCGCACCGGCGCCTCGAGCAGCGTCAGCACGGCGATGCCGTCCGCTACGTCATGGCCCAGCACCTCGGTGCGTCGTCCCGCGTTCGCGCCGCTCGTCCAGTCCAGCGTGCCGAAGCTGAACCAGCCGGAGGCGAAGCCGCCGAGGCCCGAGGCGGTGAATGCCCGGTCGCGCAAGAGATCGATGACGACACCCGAGCCCTTGTAGGCGGGGTCTTCCAGATCGACGCCGCAGCGCGCATCGCCGAGCGCGGCGTCGCAGGTCGCCTGGAAAGTCCGGCCGACCGTCTGGCCCAGCACATGCGCGAGCGAGCGCACCTCGGCGACGAAGGCCAGCCGCCCACGCCGGATCTGGCCGATGGCCCCGCGCCGCATCAACACGCGCTGGCCGGTGTCCGCCCAGTTCAAGCGCCAGACCTCGACCTCGGCATTGTCCCAGCGGCCGTCGAGGATGTCGGATTCGGTGATCCGGTCCGAGGTCAGCACGCCCTCGGCGTCCTGCGCGTCGACGGACAGGTCGGAGCCGGAGCGCACCTCGGAAGCCGTCAGCCCGCTCTCGGGTTCAAAGTCGGTGCCGTCGAAGCTCAGCGTCCGGTCGTGGTCGGTGAAGCCGAAGGTCACGCCATCGGCCCGGGTAATCCGCCAGCACCAGGCGAGCGTCGTCGTGCCCTCGTCGAGATGGGCCTGCAGGGCGGGAGCAAGGGACTTCATCGGCGCAGTTCCAGAAGCGGGATGGAGGTGATCGAGCCGAGCCGCTCGAGGTCGAGCGTCACGTCGAGCACGTCGGTGTCGAAACGGACCGGTACGTCGAATTCGAAGCCCACGGTGATCGCGACGCCGGAGCCCGGCGCCGCGCTGAAGGTGACGACGCCGGTCGTGGTGTCGACCGACCAGCCGGACAGCTGCTCGACGCCCGCCAGCGCGATGCCCACGGTTCCGGTCACTGGTTTGGCAATGGTGCGCGTCCAGGATTGCGCCCCGGAGGCGTAGCGCTTGACCAGCTGGAAGGCGGTCGTCGTGCCGTCGCCGTTGCCGATCGCCTGATCGGTCGGCGCTGGTGTGCCCGAAGGCAGGCAGGACTTGTGGTCGCCCCAGTCCTTGAAGCGGAAGCCATGGAGGCGACCATTCCGCGCCTCGAAGAAGGCGACCACGGCCGCCAGATCGTCCGCGCGGCGGATGCCGTAGGCCACATCGTAACGGCGGCGCGAGTTGGCCCAACTGGCGTTGCGTTCCTCGTCGCCCGAGGCGAGCTCGACGATTTGCGTGCGCCGTTCCGGCCCACCCCGCGCGCCGCGACTGATGTTGTCGGGAAACCGGACCTCGTGAAACGCCATTACATGCCTCTCCGCCCGAGCGACACGGCGCGGGCAATGTCGGCCGCGACCTGCGTGCGGGATTGCCGGAAGCTCTCGGCGTCGCGGGCCATGATGGTGACGTTGACGCTGCCGCCCGCGCCGTAGGTCTGGGCCTCCCGCCGCGACAGCACCCGCTCGCCGCGTTGCAGGATCGCGGGCACCTCGTCATGGCGCAGCCCCGCCATGCCGCCGCCATGCATCCGGGGCGCAGCGGCGAAGGCCATCGCCGGGACGATGCGTGACGGCCCAGCGGACCCGACCATCCCGCCCGCATGCAGGACGTTGGCGAAGATCCCGCCCGCACCAGCGAAGACACCGGAGAGCGCATTGGCGATCGGCCCGAGGATGAACCGCCGCGCCGCAAGCTGGGCGAGATCGGCCAAGAGCGAGGTGACGAGATCGCGGAAGTTCAGCTTGCCGGTCTTCACGAACTGGCCCACCGCGTTCTCCGCCGACTGGAAGGCGCCGACGAGGCTCTGGCCGATATCGCCGCCGATCTCGCGCGCCTTGCTGGCGTAGTCCGACAGCGCCGTTGTGACCGCCCGCCAACCGGTGACCGCCGCCTCGGTTGCGGGCTCCGCCGCAGCGGCGGCAGCCCCGGCCGCCGCGCCTGCACCTGTCGCGGCGCGTCCGGCATCGCCGAGCACCGTCTCCAGCCGCTCCGCCGCGCCGGTGGCCTCGGTCAGCGCATCCGCGCTCGCCTCATCGGTGCCCCGCACCGCATCCCGCAGCGCCTGCCAGCTTTCGAGGGGCGCACGGGCCCCTTCGGCCAGATCACGCGCGGCGCCCCGATAGACATTCGCGGACTCGAGCGCGCGGGCGGCCGCCTCGGTCAGGCCGAGATCGGGCGCGGAGAGCGGATTGTCCTCGAAGGCCCGGTCGAAGGCCGCCTGCGCCGCCGACGTCGCAGCACTGGCCGCGCCCGAGAAGCGGTTCTCGATCTCGCCGAGGTCGAGGTCGGGCACCAGCGAGATGCGCCGCTCCGACCCGAGCGCTTCCAGCCCCTGGTTGATGCCGCCGATGAATCCGTTGATGCGGGAGACCACGCCGTTCAGCATCGCCTCGACGCCGTCGACCAGGCTGTTGGCCGCCTGAAACGCGAGGTCGCCAATCGCGGCGGGCAGAAGGCCCCAGATCGCCTTGATCGCCTCGTAGGCGCCCTCGAACGTGTTCGCAGCCGTGTTGCCGAAGCCCACCACGCTCTCGATGGCGCTCTGCATGCCCGACGCCGCATCGGCCTTCAGGTCGAAGAACATCGCCGTGGCGGCTGCACCCGCTGCAGCAGCGCCCATCTTGATGCGTTCCCAGACCTCGACCGCGACGTCCTTCAGGAGCGACATCGCCTCACCGAACCCGCCCACGCCGGAGACGAGACGGGTGAACTGGAAGACAAGCTCGCCCGCGCCGACGATCAGCGCGCCGATGCCGGTGCGGATGAGCGCCCCACGCAGGACGACGAGCGCCGTGGCGAGGCCGCGCACGGAGAGCGCCGCGGCGGCCATGCCAGCCACCCAACGTCCCGCGAGGAAGGCCGCGAAGGTGGCGGCATAGGTGGCCAGGCGACCGATATTGTCGAAGAGGCCGCGGATCGCGATGCCGAGCGGCCCGCTGCGGCTGGCGACAGCCGCCATGGCGTTGGCGACCGCTTCCAGCGCGGGGGCTGCTGCGACCGCCAGCTGGTTCGACAGCCCGCGCCAGATCAGCCCCAGCCGGGAGATTGCATCGTTCGTCCGCTCGATCTGGTCGGCGTCCTGCTCGGAGACGACGACGCCGAAGGCAAGCACGTCCTCCGTCGCCTGGCGCAGCGTCGCGGTGTCGATCCGCGACATGGCGATGGAGCCTTCCTCGCCGAAGAGCTGACCCGCGACAGCGGCGCGCTCGGCGACGGGCACGAAGCTCTCGATGGCGGCGTTGATCGCACCCACACGCTGGTCCAGCGGCAGCGCGATCAGCTCGTTGGCCGAGAGCCCCAGCCGGTCGAGCGCGTCGGCGGCGGGACCGGTCCCGGCGGCCGCCTGGCTGAGACGGCGGGTCAGGTCCTTCGTCGCCTGCTCAATGCCGGACATGGAAACGCCCGCCAGCTCGCCCGCGCGCTCCAGCGTCTGGATCGAGGCGACCGTGGTCCCCAGCGACTGCGCCAGCTTCGCCTGCGCATCGACGGTCTGCAGCCCGGAGCGGATCATCGCCACGCCGGCAGCCGTGGCGGCAGCGACCGCAGCTGCAGCCGCCACGCGCACTCGGCGCGAGAAAGCCGCGAGCCGGGCGTTCGCCGCCTCCATCTCCCGGCTCAGCCGTCCGAAGCCGCGCGACCCGGCTTCGCCGACACCTTCCAGCTCGGCGCGCACCTGCCGTCCACCCACGGCCGCGAGGCGGACGCTGACTCTCTTCTCAGCCATGGGACTGTTCCATCTGTTCGTTGAGCTTGGCCACCATCACCGCCTCGATCACGGGCAGCAGTTCTGCCATTGCGAGCGGGGGCACGCCGAGCGCGTCACCGAGCGCCAGCGCCGCCGACATGTCCCAGCCGATCACCGCGCCGGGCAACACACGCAGTTGGCCGCCGAGGCGGCCGACCAGGTCCCAGACCTGCCAACCCTCCGGCGTTTCCGGACGGTTCAGCCGCGCCGGGCAGTCCGGGCAGGCTTGCGCGCAGGCTTCGCAGTATCGCTCGCCCCCGCCGAAGGACCATTCGGCGAGAGCGCGGAGACGTTTTTTTCCTGTTCCAGCAGCAGGCCCTTCGAGACGTAGGTTAGCTGGAAGGCCTCGAAGATCGGCCAGACGTCGAGCAGCGCGTCGATGGCCTCGGGGCTGGGGTCGATAGCGTTGCCGTCGGCGTCGCCGATGCCCTCCCACGCGAGCACCGCTCGTCGTGCCAGCGCCTTGGCGAAGGCGACGGCGCGCTCCTCGTCCGAGGCCTCCTCAGGCACGGCCTCGACGGCAGGATCGCTGCGCGTCGCCACCATCAGCGCCGTGGTCAGCGGGCGCAGCTGCACCCGGACGCCAGGGGCAAGGTCATGCCAGCGAGGGGCGTTGGTCAGGTCGAGCGTGAGCATCAATACCTCTCCACTTCATTCACGAGGGTCGCCGTGCACATCCGTCCGACGACGCTGTCGCGAGCGGCCTGCCAGTCGAAGGTGGCCTGCACGCCCTGCGGCCCGGAAATCTCGATGCGCGGGCGCGGCAGGTAGACGGCGTGCACGGTGAAGGTGAAGCTCTCGCCCGACGGCAGGACGTAGGCGAATTCCATCTCGCAGGCCTCGCCATTGATCGCCTGCGTCACAAGCGTCTGGTCGGCGAACCGAACCTCGATCCGGCCAGTCAGCGCGGCGATGGACGGGTCCGCCCCGTCGATGCGCCCGTCCGAGCGGATGGTCTCGATCCGGTCGAGGTTGTTGGCATAGGTGATCTCGGCCGAGACCACATTGCCGAGGGCGGTCCCGTTCCGGGTGATCGACCCGTTGAAATGGCCGAAGCGCTTCAGCTCCAGCGCGGCGGGCGTTCCGGCGCTGGTCGTGGTGCCCACCGTCTCTCCCTGCGCCACCAACCGCGCGGTGGCGGTCAGGAGCCCCGAACGCTGCATCTGCCAGGTGATCTGGTCGAGCACGCAGCCGGAATACATCGCGTATCGCGGCACCTCCGGCATGCCGGTCTCGATCGACATCGAGGGCAGCGTCCAGGACCCCGACTGGAATTCGTGGCTGTAGGGCGCCTCTGCGCCCGTGGTCGTCGGCGCGCCGAAGGCCGCCTTCAGCCAGAAGCCGAAGGCCTCGGCGTCGAGCGGCACCACGACATCACCGTCCGCCGTCACCGCGTCCTTGATCGGCGCCAGCGGATCGCGGCCGTACCCGAGAAGCTCCGAGTTCAGCAGCGGCTGCTCCGCCCCCAGCGAGGTGCTGGCAAAGGGCATGCGGGTGAAGCCGCTCGCCGGCGGCGTTCCATAGGTCGTCTCGAACGCAAGCGCCATCAGCGCCCGCGCCCCCTGGGCTCGTGCCATGGTGTTCTCCTCGGGTTGTAGGGGTCAGGTCAGCGGGTCGGCCGTGGAATAGTGCAGCACCACCGGGAGCACCGCGGCCTTTAGGCTGGCCGCGCCCTCGACCGGCAGATCGACCGGGCGCGGCGCTTCGGCCTCGATCCAGTCGCAGAGGCCGCCCAGCGTGCGGTCGGCGGCGAGCGCGGCGCCGATGCTGGCGGTGAGCGTGTCGAAGGCGGCGTCACGGTCGGGGCCCTGCACGACCGCCTCGATCTCGGCGCGATGCTGGTAGTGGTAGCGTAGCGGCGAGAGCGTCACCTCGGGCTCGCCCGGCTCGCCGTCGCGCAGGATCAGCAGGCCCTCGGCGGGCACGCGCTCGGGCAGCACGTCGCCGCGGAGCGCGGTCGCGGGTAGCTCCGAGAGCCGCGCGTGCAGCGCCACGAGGATGGTTTCGCGAGGAGTGGGCATGTTTCCGTCTTCGTGTGGAACCGACAAAAAGGTCAGAGAAGGTCGCCGAAGCTTGCGATCTTCAGTCTGAACCGGTGGTTCGCTGCCCAGTCGTCCTTGATGGCGTCGGCCTCCTCGATGGTCAGAAGGCCTTCGACAATCATCTGAACTGTCAGGTCGACGGTCCCGAGAACCACGAGACCGCCATTGATGCGACGCGCTTCGTTCGCTGCGCGCCTGTCGTCCAGTGCGAGACCGGCGCCGATCGAAATGGCGTGTGCGATGGTGGCGCTTTCACCGATGCCGAGGCGTTGCGTGCCAGTCAGTTGCCCGAACATCTCCAAGGCAGCGTCGTCCTCCACGCGGCAGACTTCGCAGCATCCTGCGGCAACCGCGGCTTCGAAGCGGGCCAGCTGGTCCAAATACACATCGGTTATTTCGCCAGCAGCATGGTCTGTGACCAGGAACTGTGTAGACAAATCCCGGATGAGATCCATCCGGTCAATCCGGAGGAAGTTCACCAGCACAGACGTGTCTGTAACGAGGAGAATGGGTGGCGGCGCAGGCATTGTGGGCGTCATTCGGCTCGCGCTGCTTCCGCAAGCTCAAGCAGCTTGCGCCCGTCAACGCCGACGCTCTTGCCCACATCGAGAAGTCGTCCACGGGAGATTTCGCCGAGCCGATACGCCTCGAGCGCCAGATGAGCCACGCGGCCCCGAAGCTCACGGGTTCCTCTCTTGCCACTCACCGGCTCCTCGAGATCCTCGAACAGGTCCAATGCGCGCAGATAGTCTCTCCCGGCCTCCTCCTGCTCGGATGACAGAAGCAGGACGCTCTCCGGTTGATTGATGTAGCGAAGGCTCTTCAGACGATAGACCGCCGCCTGATAGCTCACTCCAAACCTGTGCGCGATGAAAGCGACGTCCTGAAAGCCGATCGTCTGGGAGCGCGGCGCCGGACGCAGCTGGCCCTGAATGCTGCCGCCGGTCGCAACATCGAAGACGATCTGATCGGTGCGCGCCGGTTGGCCCTTCCCGAGCTGGCGCAGTTCCTCTTCGAGGCCCGCTTCGGGAAGCAGGAAGGCGGCGGCGAAAGCATTCGCGCGCTGTTCGATCCTTTCGCGGCTGTTGTCCGCGCTGCTGACGCCGACGACCCTGTTCCGATCCATGAGGGCGTGCGCGTACTCGTGCGCCAGCGAGAAGCGCTGGCGGGCGCGTACATGGCCCGAATTCACGAGCACTGCCATGCCGATGCTCGGATGATGCAGGAACAAGCCAGACATGGTGTGCGGGAGATCGACGACCGATGCCCAAATTCCCTGATCGCCGAGCAATTCCGTCACGTCGGCAATCGGGGCGCTTCCAAGCTCAAGTCGCCTTCGTTCCTGCTCAGCCACACGCTCGCCCTGAGCGACAGCTTCCCCGGTCGATCTCGGCACGGGCTCACGATATGCTGGTGGCCCATCACGCTCCTCGCGCCCCAGCAAGATCTCCAGGCTGACACCTTCGCGGCAGATTTGCACGCAGCGGTCCACCTCGATCCGCACCTCCGGATCTGCGTCGAGCCCGGGGGCAATTCGATGCAGCGCCACGACGACATCTTCTTCGGCGTCCGGCACGTCCGCGAGAAACCAACTGACAGGGCGACGATAGAGATCCGCTAGGCGCGCAAGTTCCATGGTGGACACTGCGCGGTTCCCTCCTTCGATCTGAGTGACGGCCGTGCGGGGAAGGCCAAGCGCTTCGGCAGCGTCGGCCTGACTGATTGATGCGAGTTCTCGTGCCTCCCTCAGTCGACGAGACATTTCGGTGCGGTTCATGATGGGTTCCTCGGTGTGCGTGTCGGGCTTCTCCCGGCCCCCACGTGGGGACAAGATAGGCTGATCGCACTATAACGTCAAATTCTTACTTGAACGTTCGACTACCGCACACCACATCATGGCCATGCCACCGAAAGGAGGTGATGGGCATGGCAGGCAAGAACCAGCACGTGGTTCGGCGCGAGGACGGCTGGGCAGTTCTCGGCGCCGGCAACAGCCGCGACACGGCGCGCTACGACACGCAGGCTGAGGCAATCGACCGGGCCACCGAGATTGCGCGAAACCAGCAGAGCGAAGTTCTGATCCACGGGCGTGACGGTCGGATCCGCGAGCGCAATAGCTACGGAAACGACCCTTTCCCGCCCCGCGGCTAAGAACGGCGCGGAGGACCCTCGGGGCCCTCCGCGCACCCGCTTGTTTTCAAATCCGCTCCTCCAACCAATTCGCCACGATCAGCCCCGGCACGCTGTCAAACGCCCGGTCCGCGTCCCGCGCCAGATCCAGCCTCTTCGGCAGCTTGACCTGCGGCACCAGCAGGAAGATCGGGGCGGTGACCTTGCCGCGTCCGGTCTTTGAGCGCGACACCACTGCCTGGCCCTTCGTGTTCAGGCGGCCCTCGGCCACCAGCAGGCTCGGACCCGTCCGGCGATATACGAAGCGCAGGCGCAGCCCGCGTCGCCGTTCCCATTCGCCGGGGGTGATCCGGCCGCCGCGCAGGGACTTGCCTGCGGCGGGCAGCGGGATCGCCAGCCAGAACCCATTCTTCGAGCGGATCAGCGGCCCCGTGTCATGCGCGCCGATGATTACCGGAGCCTTGGACCAGACGAGAGCTGCCGCGTCGAGGCTCTCGCCCGACCTCGGGAAGTTCTGGCTCCGGATCGAGTTGGCGAGCCGTGTGCCAAGCCCCGCGCCGGTGATCTGCAATCGCCACGCCGACTTCAATCCGGTACCGGCCTCGCGCATGGCGGCGGTCACGGCGCGTTCGCCCGCCGCGACCTCGGCCGCCATCATCGCGACGATGTCGGGATCGATGTCGACCTTCAGTTTCACGCGGGCCTCAGATCGACAGTCCAGACCAGCCGCTCACGATCGCGAACGGGCTCACCCTGAATGAGGAAGGCGTCGCCATCGATCTCGATGCGGTCGCCGGGGCGCGGGTTCGCCACCTCGGCCACGCGCAGGTCGATCCTCGTTGTCACGGACCAGAGCCGCGCATCGCCGAAGTCGGTGATGGCATCCGCGCGCCGGGCGACGACGCGCACCAGAACGGGCGCGCCGCCATCGGCGATGTAGACCGCATCCCGGCCGACGTTCGGATCGGCGAAGAGCGCGCCGACGGCGGCGGCGAAGGCGCTCATCAGAACGTCGCGTTCAACCGAACCCGGCCGATGGTGTCGCCCGCGCCGCTCGCCACCGCCTCAACCGCCACGCCGATGAGAGTGTTGTCTGTCGCGACCGTGGTGCAGCGCTTGTTGGTGTCGTCCCAATAGACCTTGGCGCCCACGGTCCAGGCCTGGGAGCCTGCCTTGGTGATGTCGAACACGCCGACGAGCGCGGTCTCGACGGGCTCGCCGAGGGCGGCGTCCCCGGCGGCGACGCCGAAGATGGAGCCGACAAGCAGGCCATCGCCGGAGGCTACGGCATAGGGCGCGGTGAGGGTGATGGTGTTGCCGGGCTGGACGTAGTTTTTCATGGGGAGGATCCTTTTGGAATGACGAAGGGCGGCCCGATGGGACCGCCCGCATTTCAGGGTTCAGCATGTTGGGGTGCTGGTTACGCGCCCGGGTTCTTGTAGAGGCCGCGCCAGTCGATGGCCTTCGCGCCGAAGTCGAGGCGGCACTTGATCTCGACACCGTCGACATCGAATCCGTTGCGGGTCTCGATATACGCACCCTGCTGGCCCTCAAGATAAGCGTACTCGATGGTGTCGATCTGGTTCGGGCTGGCCGCCAGATACCAGGCGGTCTCGCTGGCGGCGTCGAGCCGCGGTTCGCTGATCGGCGCGAGCGTCCGGATCGACTGCGGCACGACGTTGCCGCTCTGGGCAGGCACCAGGTTCTGGGCGACCAGCTGCTCGGCCTTCAGTTCCAGCGAGGCGGGCACGATCAGGAAGGCGGGCCGCACGTTCAGCACGGTCTTCTTGTCGAGACCCGTTTGCTTCGCCATCGCAGCCCGTGCCGCACCGACACTTGTCACATCGAGCGCCGCGCCAGTCCCGGCGAGGTTCTTGTGCGTGCTGTGGAACAGCGCGTTGCCGTCGGCCATCGCAGGGTTCGCGGTGATGATGCCCCAGACCACGTCCGACTCCAGCTGGGCGATGGAGTTGCCGTACATCGCCGGGATCCGGGTGAAGGCGTCGAGATCGTCGTTGATCAGCGTCTGGCGGGTGATCGCGACCACCCGGCCATAGGTCTTCACCTTGTAGCTCTCCTTCGACTCCCCGAGCGTGCCGCGCTTGAACTCGCCGCTCTCGCCGACCTCGAGAAGCTGCGGTGCCTCGCCGAGCTGCACCCGGTGCATCGCCTTGAAGTCGGTGGCGAGCACCTGGCGGCAGAACAGCATGAAGGTGCGGGGATAGGCCTCGTAGGCCTGCCGCAGGGTCTTGTTGGTGACGGCCGAGAGGATCTCGGGGAAGTCCGAGGTCGAGTGCAGGGCCCGCGTCGCCACCTCGTCACGCGACAGGCCGCGGGTGTTCACCCCGGCATTGCCGAGGCTTTCGCGGGCGAGCTCCAGCAGGGTCATGCCGCGATACTGCCGGGCGGCGTCCTCCAGCTGGAACAGTGTCGGGCTGTAGCGGTGCAGCAGCGCGTTCGCCACCGCGTCCCGGCGGGTGATGCGCTCGTCACGGCCGCCGAGGGGGACCGAGACATGCGGGAAGGTCCGGGTCTCGTCGGACTTGGCGGCGACCTGATCGAGGATCAGGCGGCGGGACTCGTCCACGCTGACGCCGCGCTTGACCAGGTCCTCGGCAAAGCCGCGCTCGAGGTTCAGGCGACCGGCCAGATCGTAGATGGTCGAGACGCGGTCGCGCTCGGCCTCGCGCGCGCGGGTGGCGACCGCTTCGGTGTCGGGCGCTGCGGGAGTGTCGGTCGTCTGAAGCTTCGGCTGCGCGCGGGTTTCACTGGCGGCGACCTTCGGGTCGGGCGCAGCCGCTTTCGGCTCGGTCATGGGGGTGTCCTCGGTTTCGACCGGCGCGGTCGGCTGGGTGTTGGTGGGGGTTGCGGCGTCGCTCGCCGTGGTCTGGGTCTTGTCCGTCATCGGGGGTGCTCCTTGCGGTGTGGGGGCGTCCCGGCGGTGGAGGACGCAGTCGTGAAGAGGATGCTGGGCGCGGAAACCGGCGGCGGGGTCGGCGCCGACCGCGACGGCGGAGACCTCGAATGGGGTCCAGTCCACCGCGCGCCAAAGCTCGCGGGCGGCCTCGGGCTTCGAGACCTCGAAGCGGTGGACCTGGTAGCCGATGGAGACGGCGCGGATGTGCCCGGCCTGGATGTCGCGCCAGATCGGCTCGACATCGGCGCGCTCGCTGATCCGGACCAGCGCGATACCGCGCCCGTCCTCGATTCGCGCCGAGCCCGGCACGACCGAGCCGATCACCGCGTCGAGCGTGTCGAGTTCGTGCACCTTCAGGAAAGGCGCACCCGCGTTCAGCCGCTCGAGCCGGACATGGGCGGGGTCGAGGCTCAGTTCCTCGTCATAGGGCTCGCCGAAGAAGGTCGCGCGGCGGACGCGGGCCCCCGCCGACCAGACCACCTCGACGGTGCGGCTGTCGGCATCGGCGGTGTTCGGCGCAAGCTCCGCCGACCGGCGCATGGCCGGCAGTTCGATCATCGTGTCCATGGGGTCAGTCCTGTTGGTCGGCCTGCGCCGGGTCTGTTTCCGCGTCGGCGGAGGAGTCGTCGGTATCCGGTTCGTTGTCGGCGGGATCGGTCGTCGGATCGCTCGTCTGGGCGCTGCCGGTTTTTGTGACACGGCGCGGATCGCTGTCGAGCACCAGCCCCAGCGCATCCAGCTTGGCGTTGGTCGCTGCGATCTCGGCCAGCACCGCGTCCGGGTTGCGGCCCTGCCGCGCGATCACCTCGGCCAGCGTCATGGTGCCCGAGCGGATCGACAGCAGGTTCGCCATCGCATCCTTCTGCGGATCGACCGCCTCGAACTTCGGCGGCGACCATTCGACCGGGACCGTCGGCGACGGGATCTGGCCCGCGGCCCATGCGGCTTCTGTGAACCAGCGCCACACCGGCGCGCAGAACATCGGGATGAAGAGCTGCCACTGCACGGCGTCGATCTGGCGGCGGAACTCCACGAGCCCCGCCCGGATCGAGGAATAGTTGACCTGGCTGAGATCGCCGGTCAGCAGCTCGTAGGGCACGCGGAACCCGGCCGAGATCGTGTGCAGGCTCGCCCGCTTGTACTCGCCGTAGCCCCCGGTGGCGGAGGGCTGGTTGAACCGGATGTCCTTGCCGCCGCGGGCATAGGCGATCAGCCCCGGCTCGAACTGCTCGACCCGGTTCCCGTCGGCATCGACCACGGAGGGCGCGATGCCCTGCTGCGCCTCGTCGTCACCGAAGACGATGGCGGTGACGCAGGCCTCGGTCTTCTTGCGGACGAGTTCCGCCACCTCGTAATCGTCGAGATCACGCAGACTGCGGATCACCGGCGCGCCCCAGGGAACGCCGCGCGCCTGCGTGCGCTGCTTCTCGTAGACATGGGCGATCTCGGTCGCGGGGACCGGGCGGCTCTGCAACCCGTTCTGCAAGGCGCCATAGGCATCGCCCGGATGTTCGGAATGGAGCCAATAGGCCCGGCGCTTGCCGACCGGATCGAACTCGATCCCCTGGACCAGTCGCCCCGCGCCGATGGCGCCGGATTTCGTGGCGTCGAGGAAGTCGGCCTCCAGAACCTGCAATTGCAGCGGCACCGGGAGCCCGTCCGAGGATCGCCGCAGACGGCGGCGCACCAGAACTTCGCCCGCCTCGACCATCTCCCGGCAGATCAGCGTCTGCAGCCCGTAGAAGTCGAGCTGGCCATCGGCGTCGCACTCCGCCGTCCAGCGTTCGAACAGGGCATCGACCTTCCGATCGAGCTTGTCGTCGCCGCTGGCGGCGCGGGGCATGATGCCCGCGCCGATGATGTTGTTCACCAGCACCGCCACGGCCTTGGCCGCATGCGGGTTGTTGCGCACCAGATCGCGCATCCGGTCGCGCAAGAGCGCCCCGGCGACGCCGATCTCGGTGTCGGCGGAGGATCCCGGCGCCCGCCAGCCCTCGGTCCGCCGCCCGCGCGCGGCGCCGTCATAGCCCCGCGTCAGGGTCTCGAAGGCCTGCCGCGCCATCACGCGGCGGGCCGCCATGCGCGGTGCCACCGTGGCGATGGCGTGGTCGAACCAGGTCGCCGACATCAGCGATCCCCGCGCGAGAAGCCCGCGAGCCCGGCTACCGGCAGCGGCCGCGTGGTCCCGGCGATGGCGCGCTCGATGGTCCGGATGCGGGCCAACAGATCCTCGGCCGAGCCATAGTCCACCGACTTGCCGTCATAGCTGACCCGGGTCGTGCCGCTGGCATAGGCCCGGCGCAGCGCCGAGAGCTCGGTTTCCGTCCAGTCGGTCATCTTCAGAACCATCCTCCGCGCCGCCCGAGCCAGTCGGAGCGGCGCTTGCCCTGCGGGGCCTGTCCCGGCCGGTTGATCTGTCCGGCGGGATCGGTGTCGGTGGGGGCCGCCCCGAGCTGATCCTCGAGGTCGCGCCATTTCTCGTCGGGCCAGCGATCCGCGCCGGCGATCCAGGCGGCGGCGCGGGCGTAGACCCGGCAGTCCAGCGCCTCGTTGCGTTCACGCAGCTTCTGCCATTCCAGCCGGGCGAAGCCGCGCTTCGTGCGCACCGTCACCAGCTGCTCGGCGACGAACTGCTTCAGCCATTCGTTCTCGACCCAATGCGGCAGATGCACAGAGCCGGGCGGGAATGCCGCCCCATCGGCCGTCTCTTCTTCGGTCGGACGTGCCAGCCGCAGGAACCGGTAGGTCTCGGCCTTGAAGGTCGACACCGCCACGGTCCAGAGCCGCGCCCCGCGCCGCAGACGTTTGCCGCCCTCGGTCGCGTCGACGAAGGTCGGCCCCGACACCGGGCTCGAGCGGTTGAACCCCTCGACGCCCTTGACCGGCGACACCTGCGCGAACCCCTGCGCTCGCGACCAGGAATAGACCGCCGGGGCCTCGTAGCCCGTATCGATGGCGAGCCGCGCGATGCGCAGATGCGCGCCGCGTTCATGCGGCCAGGACCGGTCGAGCAGCGCGGTCAGCTCTGACCACGCGTCGTGCCGCTCGGGACCGCCCTCGATGACGACATGATCGACGAGCCAGCTTTCGAGCCCACGCCCCCATGCCCAGATATCGACCTCGATCCGGTCCTTCTGGACGTCGGCGCCTGCGGTCAGGAACAGCCCGCCAGCAGGCACTGTGCCAGATGTCCAGCGCTCGCGGCGGTCGTAGAGCCGCTGCCAGTCCGGAGCTTCGCCGGTCTCGACCCAGGTCTCGCCGAGGATCGTATTGCGGAACGCCTTGATCGCCTCGTCCGACCCCTGCGCCGCGTCCCAAGCCCGCACGATCCGCTCCCAGCTCAGCCAGCCGATCGGCGAATAGAGCGCCGAGAGGTGATACCCGACCGTGGTCGGATCGGCGGCCGTGGCGGTCGCGCGCCATTCGCCGCCCTCCAGCATGGCCGTCTTGTGGTGTTCCGCGATGGGCGTCTCGCAGCCCTCGCAATGATACTTCGCCGTCTCCGGGCGGCCCTTCTGCCAGCGCAGCCGGTCGAACTTCAGCCACTGCATCGCGCCGCAATGCGGGCACGGCACGAAGAACCGGCGCTGGTCGCTGGCCTCGTACTCGCGCTCGATCCGGCTCAGCCCCCGGATCGTGGGCGTCGAGACTAGCAGCACCTTGCGCCGGTGCGCGAAGGTCAGCGACCGGGCCTCGGCCAGCGTGACCGGATCGCCCTCCTCGTCGGCCGAGGCGGGATAGGCGTCGACTTCGTCGAGGAAGATGTACCGCGCCGGTGTGGACCGCAGCCCGACCGCCGAGTTGGCCCCCGTCATGATCAGGATGCCGCCCGCGAACTCCTTGGACAGCATCGTGTTGCCGGCGTCGCGCGAGCGCGCGGGTTTGACCCGCTCCCGCAGCTCGGGGCTCTCGTCGATCAGCGGGTCGATCCGCTGGCGCGAGTTGCGCTTGGCCAGTTCCACGGTCGGCTGGACCGCCAGCATCGGCCCCGGCGCCTGGTGGATTGCGAACCCGATCCAGTTGTTGCCCGCCTCGGTCGCGCCGACCTGCGCCGCCTTCATGAACACGATGCGCTGCGTGGGATCGCCGGGCGAAAGCCGGTCCATGATCTCGCGCATGTAGGGCGTGCGGACCGTGCGGTATCGCCCGGGCTCGGCCGAGGCGCGGCCCGAGAGCATCCGGTGCCGGTCCGCCCATTCCGAGACGGTCAGGTCCGGGTCGGGCCGCAACCCGCTGCCCCAGGCGCGCAGGATCTCGCCCGCGCCGTCGAAGTCCGTCAGTGCGTCATCATCACCTGAAGTCGGGCCGGACCTCGGCGAGTTCGTCGAGGTGGGCGCGTACATGTTTCTCCAGCACCTTCTGCATCGCGGCTGGCTCCATGGTGATCTGCTGACCCGTCGCGTCGCTGGATGCCGCCGATAGCTCGGCCGCCATCAGCGCCGCCGCGCGCGCAGGCCAGGTCACCCATGCGTCCCGTTCCTCCCGCGCCAGCCGGAACACCAGCGCCAGCGCGCGGGCCCGCTCGATCAACTCCCCCTTCAGCTTCTGGAGCCGGATGCGCCGCTCCTGCGCCTTCAGCACCTCGTTCGCGGTCTTGGCCTGCAGGAAGGTCGTGCCGCCGCCGACCGCCGGCATCGCCAGACCCTGTTCTCGGAGTGTGTCGCCGACGGCAGCCACGGCAGCCTCGGGGACGGGCTTCAGCTTCGGCGCGGGCGGCTTCCTCGTCTTCGACGGGTCGGTCGTCTCGGCGCGCCGCGCGTTGCTCGCGGCCGCGTTGATGCTGCCGTCGGGATAGAGGACCAGTCGCTCGGCCGCCTTCGCCTTCTGGATCGCGCCCCGCGACAGCCCGACATGCGCCGCGTACTGGCGCTCGCTCATGCCCTGCATCAACGGCTCCGATTATCATTCAAGATCATGTGCTTATCTAGTTGATAAGCCTGCGCACCGGAGCGAACGTCCTTTCAGAAAGACGATGCAACTCACCACGGAGCCACCACGATGACCACCCGCCTGAACCCGATCACCACCCCGCGCCACGAACTCCGCGCCGAGAAGGCGCGCCGGAACAAGGAGGCGGCACTCGCCGCCTTCATCGGCAAGAAAGCCGAGATCGACGAGATGCTCGCCCGCCTGCAGGCGCTCAGCGACGACCATTTCAACTGCGCCCCCGACGAGGCGGGCTGGGCGATGGTCGGCACCCTCGAACACTACGCCAGCCTCCTGAAGCGCATCACCGACAGCGCCTTCGGAGAGGGCGAACACGCCCGCTGATCTCCGGCAACGCCGGAACTCCCGCCGCGCGCCCTGCGCGGCTCGGGGTCGTAGAAGGCGCCGCATGACGCGGGCCCGAACACGGAGACGACCCCATGACCAAGCTTTCCGATACCCAAGCCATCATTCTCAGCGCCGCCGCACAGCGCGAAGACCACATCGCCCTGCCGCTGCCTGAAAGCCTGCGCGGCGGAGCCGCCGCCAAGGTGGTCGGCGCGATGCTCGCCAAGGGCTTCCTCGAAGAGGTCGACGTCGACACGCGCAAGGGCGAGCCCGTCTGGCGCGACACCGGAGACGGCCACGGCGTCACGCTGGTCGCCACCGACGCAGGCCTCGCCGCCATCGGCATCGAGCCCGAGGACGCGAACCCCGCGCCTGTGGGCGCGACGGACGCGCCTTCCGAGGAGCCTGCGCCGGAGGCCCCCACCGAACCGAAGGCTGCGCCCAAGACGCGCACGCCGCGCGAGGGCACCAAGCAGGCCACGCTGATCGCCATGCTGCGCGCGCCGGACGGCGCGACCATCGAGGAGATCATGGCCGCGACGGGCTGGCAGTCGCACACGGTGCGTGGCGCGATGGCCGGGGCGCTGAAGAAGAAACTCGGGCTCGAAGTGACCTCGGAGAAGGTCGAGAACCGGGGGCGCGTGTACAAGCTCCCTGCCGCCTGACGCACCGGACCCCGACAAGTCGATGGCCGCCGTCCCTCCGGGGCGGCGGTCGATCATTTGGCGTTCCGCATCCGAATGGCCTCGAACACCCGCCGCAGGGCGAAGGACCGCGCGATCGACACGATGGTGAAGATGGCGCCCATCTTCAGGTTCTGCGCCAGCGTCGTGTGCAGCCCGAAGACCGGGAAGATCAGGATCTGCGTCACGACGGCGACGCCGTAGCCGACCGCCACGTTTGCGACGGACTCGACCAGCGACATGAGGCGGGACTGCTTCATGCCGCTGCCTCATCCATCGGCCAGCAGTTCAGCCGCCAGAGTTCGCAGCGCATGCGCCGCAACCAGTGGGACCACGCCGTTGCCACAGAGGCGAAGCCGGTCCACCCGGTGGGCCAGCCCATCAGCGCCTCGACGAACAGCGGGTTCAAGGTCCGGCGTGGCTCGGAGGTATCGCTCCCAGCCATCGGCGTCACCAGGACCTGGCGGCCAAGCAGGCCGTTCACCGGGGTGTTCGCCAGCGTCGTAGCCCCGTCCTTGTGATCCCGTGCCGTCGGCGTCATCCACATCTGACTGGCATGGGTAAGATCTGCCGTCCGGCGATTGCCCGCGCTCGGCTTGTTTCCGTCCGTTGCCATCGGCGTCGGCCAATCCCGCGCCATCCGGTCCAGACCCTTCTCGTCGCGCCTGTCGCCACCTCGGCTGCGAAAGCTGTCGATCTGCGGGGTCGGCCAGAGCGCGGCCGTCGTCGCAAGGTTCATCCCGTGCTGGCCAGCGGCCTGCGACGGTGTCGGTTTCGTCTGCCGGTTCTCGTTGGCGCTTGCACGGGGCGTCGGCCAGAGCCGCAGCAGTTCCGTCCTGTTCCCGCCACTCGACCGGATGCCAGAGCAGGCGCGCGGGGTCGGCCAGCTCGTCTCCTTCGCGGATGGCGAGGATGAAGAGCCGCTCGCGCTTGTGCGGCGCGCCGACTTCCGCCGCCGTGAAGAGGCCTGCCGCAAGGCGGTAGCCCAT